ATTTGATATGGAATCGCCGCCAAAAGTCGCAATTCGGTTTCGGCGAGGATGTTTTGAGGCATATGCATATTCATTTCATCACCATCAAAATCGGCATTATATGGTTTGGTATCGCCGACATTCATTCGGAACGTATCGCCGACTTTCATAATTTTCGCAATATGACACATCATCGACATTCGGTGCAAACTGGGTTGACGATTAAATAGGATAGCATCGCCGTCCATCATATGACGATGAATAATGTCGCCGTTATGAAGGCGAATTGAACCACGGTCGACGTAACGCAGTGATATATGTTCGCCGTTTTTGCGTTCCAGTATTTTCGCACCTGGATATATATCGGGGCCGTTTTGCACGAGTTTCAAGAGGAAATCTCGGTTGCGGTCATTCACCATAATCGGTTTCGTAATATTCTTGGCGATTTTCATTGGAATACCGAGTTGACGAATCGACAAGTTGGGGTCGCCTGTAATCACGGAACGCGCGCTGAAATCCACGCGTTTCCCCATTAAATTTCCACGAATACGTCCGAATTTGCTATTAAGTCTGCCCATAATACATTGCAACGGACGGCCTGACCGCTGCGCCATCGGAGCAACGCCTTTGATTTTATTGTTGACAATCATCGCAATTGAATGTTGTAAAATCGTTGTCCAGCCTTCAATCACATTCACTGGCGTTTCGGGATTCAGCAATTTCTCTGCCAAGATTTTGTTGGATTTAATGATATTACTATATATATGAGTCAAATCGTCTTCGCTGCGTTGTTGTGCGTCGTGTTTGACTGATGGACGTACAGCGGGCGGTGGAACAGGCAGAACTTGGCAAATCATCCAATCGGGGCGAGACCATACTGGATTAAACCCCATAAACGTAACGTCGTCGTCTGATATACGCTTGAATATTTTGAGGACTAATTCGGGGGTTAATTTGATGTTTATTTTGCGGGTTTCGGCGTCTTCTGCTTCCATATTTTCCCAGATTGCGAAAATGGTGGCCATCCCCTCCAATTTGATTTTGTCGGGTTGTTTACAACCACATCCGTCTTCCGTGGCTTGTCCACATCGTTGGATTTTATTCGCTAAATGAGATACGTAATCCCATCGAGCAGCAGACGCCATTGACAAAATATGTTTATGCTGATTTTTATTGATGAGCAATTTACTGCATTTGAAACACACACAACGACATATTTTCATAATTTCTTTCAAATGTTGTATAAAGAATACAGGACGAGCCAATTCAACGTGTCCGAAATACCCTGGCGTATCAATATAGGTATATCCGTCCGTTGGGCAAATTGTGCCAGGTTCCAATACGCCCATTCGGGGGTCGAATAATCCACCAATCACTGGTTTATTGTTGATGTATGTATCACGCGATGTGATTTCAACCACCGAGTTTTTGCGGATTTCGTCGGGCGAGAGAATACAAAACTGCATCCCAATAATTCGGGATGAGGTCTTATATTCGTTCATTTTTGCGATTTGTGATGATGCCATAATTAACTATAATGTATGCTGGTATATTTATATTCATTTTATAATTATTTTATCTTTTCAATTTTTTGAAGATTGAGTTGAATAAATATTATTTGTAATTGATATAAATCTTACTGCATATATACTATAATGTCAAGAATGGAAACGCGTCGTTTAAAGAAGTCTAAAAAACCCGAAACCGAATCTGAATCTGAATATGAAACGTGTTCCGACACCGAATCTGACTCTGAATATTTGCCATCGGATGAAGAGAAAATCGATAAACGTGAATTTAATGTGTTATTAAATTCACTTTTCCCGTCGAAATTTATGAAAAAAAAATGCGAGGTGGAGTCGGATTCCGATGATGAACCCATACGACGTAGACGCGCCGACGAACCCAAATATAAAATTAAAAGGGTCGATTCGGATGACGATAAACCAAAACGTAAAAATAAAAAGGTCGAATCCGAATCTGATGATAAAACGGTCGAATCCGAGTCTGAATCCGAAGCGGAAGAAAAAATCAATATCACATTTTCAATTGTGCCTAAAAAAGAGGAAATCGACGACTATAAAAGCGAAGACGAACATACATTTATGAAGGAACATACCACCGCTGAACCGCCAAAACCAAAACCCGTCAAGGATATTCAATCTGTGGAATCCAAATACACCGACCTTTTAAATTTAAGAACTACGCTCACGGCTGCATTAAAAAAAACGCCAAAAAACAAAATATTAGTCCGCGCAGTGAACGATTGTAAAGAATCCATCAATAAACTCATCAAAAAATCACGTCGTTTAAATGCAAAACGGTATTATAACTTAATTAACGACGAGGGTCAGAGTTTAAATGAGGTCGAATATTTCAAAACCAAATTGTCGAATAAAGAACAGTTGAAGGTAATGACCGACTTGAAAACAATTAATGCGCACACTTGTATTGAAAAACCATACCGATTGTCGGTTTTAGAAGCCGACTTGCCGCCGCGACATAAAGCCATTATTCTACAGAAAATCAATATGTTATATTCAATGGACCCGTGCGATTCCGAATATAATAAAATAAAGACGTGGGTTGACACGGTTATGCGTATTAATTTCGGCGTATATCGACACCTCACCGTTAATATAACAGACGGCATCGATTTGTGCCACGCATTTATGTTAAATGCAAAGAAAATACTCGATGATTGCGTATATGGATTAAACGACGCCAAACTCCAAATCCTCCAAATGGTCGGCCAATGGATTGTGAATCCGTCCGCGATTGGAACTGCAATCGCAATCAAAGGTCCGATGGGTACTGGCAAAACCACGCTCGTCAAGGAAGGTATTAGTCGTATCCTCGGCCGCGAATTTGCATTTATTTCACTCGGCGGCAATGGAGATAGCAGTTATTTGGAAGGGCATTCATATACGTATGAGGGCAGCAATTGCGGCAAAATCGCACAAATTTTGATTGATAGTAAATGTATGAATCCTGTGATATATTTCGATGAATTAGATAAAATCAGCGAAACCGCGCGAGGTGAGGAAATCGTCGGCGTATTGACACATTTAACCGATACCACGCAAAACAATCAGTTCCACGACAAGTATTTTTCGGAGATTGATTTCGATTTGAGTAAATGTCTGTTCATTTTCAGTTATAATGATGAAAGTAAAGTGAATCCCATATTAAGAGACCGAATGTATCGCATTCAAACAAAAGGATACGATTCCAAAGAAAAGGTGATTATTGCCAAGAATTATTTGCTGCCTAAAATCCGCGAACAAGTGGCATTTACAGCAGAAGATGTTATTATACCCGATGAGACTATACAATATATCGTATCCAATTCGGCATTTACTCACAATGAAGACGGCGTTCGTAATTTGAAACGATGCTTGGAAATCATTTATACCAAACTCAATTTGTTTCGGTTGGTGAAGTCAGAGGATAATTTCTTTTCAAAAGATATAAATATGAAGGTGACATTTCCATATACTGTGTTGAAGAAAGACGTTGACATTCTTATCAAAAATGACGAAACGCAAAACCAGAGCTTGATGGCAATGTATTTATAAACCAATATAAATGTAATGTGCTATTATATCTAAAGATGGACGACGCAATTCAATTATTATTATCAATTAAATCATTTTTTCAATATGTAAAAAATGATTCTAGTGCAGCAGATGTATGTCGTGATATGGCCGAATTTAACGACAAAATCTCCGAGTTTATAGCAAATCATTGCGAACACGATTTTGTAACCGATTCGTTCGATATTACACCAACCAATACGTCAGTGGTTGTTTATTGCCAAAAATGTTATGTGATTAAATAATTGGAAACATATATGCGCCTTATCCACATTCACTGTATTTTTTCATAAAAATCGTTATTCAATGTTTTATTTTCAAATACTTTTGAGCATCCCGATTTTGCGTTATACGGGTCCATAATTGACCCCAGTTGCGTTTCCTCCACGCGTAGAAAGTAATCCAAGTTGGTCTTTGGTCATTTGCAAGTAACCCATCGAATTTGATAATGAAATGGGAGGCGCAGTTGCGCTTCCAGGCGTGTTCGAAAATACATCAATCGCGTTGGCGGGTTGCATTTCAGGAGCAGTAAACAGCCCGTCAAACCCCGTTAATTTACGCATCGGCACACCACGATCAATGCTAAATTTATCAACTTCACTATCCACTGTTTGATTTTGCTGATATGAACTATAATCTAATGGCCGAAATGTTTCCTTTCGCTGAAACGATAGGGTTAATAATATAAGAATAATAAACGCGCCAACCAATGCCCATGCATCATTCGATTTCATATATATTTACAATATATTAGTTTTACCTAAACCCGATTCAATACCTCGAAATATGATACTATATATTTTATATAATATTTTTAATATATGCGCATTTTTAATAACGTCTAAATTCGCGTATATATTTTGAAATGGTTCAGGGTTAACGTCGGATGATACCGTTTTATTAATAAACGAATTGCACGGTAATACATCATAATCATACGAGCCAGCTGGATTACACACGTGTGATGTATAATATATACTACGCAAAGCAATTGAGTATAATAAATATATGAATGCGATCATTAGTAATAATAGTATTGTACCTGCCCATATAAATGGTTTATTCATTTGATATTGCGTCATTAATTTATAGTTAATCTTGACCTTGCTTGTGGTATTCATCCAACTCGCAAATGCGAGTATAACTACAAATCCGACTCCAATCATAATACAACTAGTTGAATCCAAGTTTAAAAATTTTATTATAAGGTTAGACCGAATTTCTTCGATAACCGCGTCGTCTTTTTTTTGTGTTTTTGAAAAACTAATCCCAGTCCCTCCCATTTATTGTATATTTAGATTTCGTTTTACTTTAATTTCGCCATTTGTCACATATAGGTTGCTAATTAGTTTTTGGACAGATTCGTTTGTAAAATGTTCAAATTTTTTTATATTCGAACGAGGTACGTTTATTTGGCTTCTGTAAAATATTGGATATCGAACAGGGTCAATTTTATTATATATAATCGACGGTAACGTGATTATTAACATATACGCCACATATAACCATATCATTGTTATTATATATATAGTGAATTCAGGCGCGTCTTTGAAAACATAAACTTGGTACTGTTGCGGAAATATTATCCATATATACACACAAATTAATATGAATATTACAATTATTGCGGATTGACCAAACGTCAAAATCGGGGCATTTGATATAGCCGAATTATCGTGTTGAGCTGCTTTCTGTATTACTGGCAATGTTTTGTTTGCATATACAGTATCTATCCAATTCGATGACAACAATTTGACGTATTCTGGCGAACCTCTAAATTTTTTATATGCGTTGGTCGCAAGTTGATTATATGCGTTATTTGAATTTAAATCGTGATTTAAACTAATATCGCTCGACCAATTGTTTAAATTTTTTATATGATTAACAATATAGCTTATAGTATCAGTGGTATATGCCTCTGATACTGGCTGCCCGTAAGTTTGTGAGTTAACCGAATATGGCAACCGTGATGTTATTGGCATGATTTGAATTAAAGAATTGTCAAATATATAATTATACATTAATGGCATAACTACGGGTAAAAATATGAAATACGACGAACTGCCATTCGAATATACATCTATAAATGATTTATGGTCGATGCCTGTTACACCAACTGGGTTAAATAATTTGTATGCAAATGCGCCATATGTTCCGTCTGGTGCAATTTGGAGTTTAGCCATATTAGTCGACACGTCAGATTGCGTGAGTACGCTTACCCTCGAGTATGCGAAAAGATGGAAATTTATATCTTGCTGACCTAAAAACCACGCATATTTGACTTCAGGCAATACATATTGGATATATTGATATACCAAATATAATATTAATCCTAAAAATAAAATGAAATATACAAATGCGAAAAACGTGGATTTTGCATTCGCATTTAATTCGCCGTTTAATTTGGTTATGAATTTGGAGTCTTGTTTCTGTATTAAACGATCGAGACGTAATTTTGCTTGATCGACGGCTGCTTGTTTGTCGATTGCTGCTTGACTCGCGTGGAGTAACTGGCGGAGTTCGTTTTTCGAGTTGGATTTTCGGCGATCGTCGTATGCTATATAAATCGGCGACATGTGTTCATTCAACCAGTTCATTTTAATATAATATTACATTTAAAATACATAAAAGAAAACACATATCATATTAATGGATAGGATTAATCTAAAGAAATTGATTGACGAATCGAATTGCGCAGATAATACAAAGACTATACAGTCTTTAAAACATAGTGTTTTAATTCGAGATAATATCAGAACTTTAGAACGTTTAAAGAAAGACAGAGATGCCCCCGATTTCATTGAGAAATGCAGAACTCAATGCGTATTTTTGTATGACAATTACACTGACATCTTTAATAAAGTGGTCAAAGACGAAATCGATTTATTAATAATGACTAAATTATTACATATATTAAAGATGATTGAAGACGACCAAGTCGGCCAACACGAAGGTTCAGTTATGGTAGGGCAATTATTGAAAGAGTTATACGTGGATTCCGCAATGAAAGCCGCCGATAACTTGGATAAACTACACGAACCCGTTAAATTCATAGAAGCGAAACCATTGTCGTGGAATGAATTCAAGAAACTTAATACTCCAATATGAGTTTATATATTGTAGTAATATATGCACCTAAAATTTAATAAGGGTAATATGGCATATCTTACAGGCAGTTTGTATAAAGTAACAAAAGTAGAGGAGGACGGGCTGACCATTACCCGCGCATCTGACCAAACTTCGTATAAAGTTAGTCGTAATGACCTCCAATCCGATTCTGTATTATATAATGGTGGTGATCGTCAGCTTTGAATAGATGATGTTATAATTTGCCCGATTTCAAGTGTAATTAAAATTTTAAATCCATTTGAAAATGGTCAATATAAAATTCGGAGGTATAACAACCTATCCACCCTAAATGTCGAATTAGTTGATCCGCGCGAGTTAGACCATTATACGCTTTCAAATGCACACGGAAAACAGAAATCACGCAAACAGAAATCGCGCAAACCGAAATCACGCAAACCGAAATCACGCAAACATATCAAACCTATTTTATAAACTTAATTATATGAAGTTTTTAGAAACATTTTTAAAGAAACAGCGGAAATTCAATAAAAACGCAAAATCTACGTGTAAACGATTCTGCCGACCTCGTTCTTTGAAAAAATATAAACAATTTTCCAAAAAACATAAATCATATTCGAAAATTAGCAAAGAAATTATATATAACTCGTGCATCAAATCGCACTGTAATCCGAAATGCAAAGGATATAAGGAACTCCGCACAATTAAAAACGGATTCACCCGCGAATTTAGCAAAACTCAAATCGCAAGGATGAAAGCCAACGGCGCCGAATCTGGATGTGTTAATCTTGAATAAATATAAAGATTCGCCTTTATATTTAGTAATGAGAATCGCAGTATTACGTTTATATATTGAAGACCCCGTGCTTAAAGAGTTATATAGACCCCACGTTGCAGCACATAACGAATCGATGCAAAACGACCCCTTTCCCAATTCAGGCTTTGACATTATCGTACCAAAGACGGTTTTCGACACTCCGTTTGAAACTATTATGATTAATACTGGCATTAAATGCGAAATGAGTTATGGTCCCGCTCCATCTGCGTTCTACGTTTTCCCAAGGTCGAGTCTTTCGAAAACTCCACTTATGTTGGCAAATCACACTGGCATTATTGATTGTGGATATCGTGGGTCGTTATATGGCGCATTTCGTGCGTTTAAACCATATACCGTCGAAGCACAAACGCGTTTACTGCAAATATGTCATCCTGGACTCGGTCCAATTATGGTCGAAATCGTGGATTCATTAACGACAACCGAACGCGGCGAAAACGGATTCGGGTCAACTGGAATTTAGGAATATTATCTTTTAATAATATATGAGCGCTTGGACTAAACACGTTACGGCAACATATCGCAAGGGTCACGGCAAAAACAAGAATTTCACATTGAAACACGCAATGAAAGCCGCGTCCAAAAGTTGGAAGAAAGTAAAGAAGATGTCGGGCTTAACTAAAAAGAGACGCTAAATAGTCGATTATATTTGTATCATTTGCATACACATATAATGTCACGTCGAAATATGTATAAATCATTTATGGAGAAAATCATACGCCATTAAAATGAGTTGTTCGTCGTGCGACAGTTTTTGAAAGATAATGCAGTCGTCCATTTTAATTTGTATAAATCGATTTTGACATTTACAAAGAATATGCGTGCCTTCATCTAAAAACTTGATTTCGACTACAATGCCACCTGCAGTCAATGTCGAACTTGGTGGGCGCAGCCATCGAATGTGTTTGCCTCGTTGGATTTCAAATACTTTGGTTACTATGCGATATTCCCTTAATTTGGCGATTAACGTCTCACAAAGTGCGTATTGCTTTAATGCGTCCCTGATTTCAGTGGTAATCTCGGTTTGCGTTTTTTCTAAATCGGTCTTTGCATTTTTCAACAATTCATTTATATCAATTCTTGAAAATAAGGTGGGGTCTCGTTTCGCATTTTCAAAGATTTCGTTCATAATAAAGATGGAATATTCGGTTTATATTGTTCATACAATTTCTTTCCCTCTGTAAATATTAAATTCGTCAATAAAAATGAACCTGCGCCGAATATAATATGCCCATCGAACTCACGTAATACATATTTACGTAATGGGAAAAAACGAACCACCAAAAACACCCCAATAAACGTTTGTATTAATATATTTAGCACATCGATATATATCGGGTTTACTGTATATATTCCAAAGAATACCAAAATATAAAATATGTGTAGAATCAGCATTGTAATTGTATAAAACGGCTTCTTGATTGCATCTAAATTATTACCCGTTATTGAAACTACGGCATCGACGCCCGCCTTTGACATTACGTGTTTTACATCATTCTTTGCTGTTAATACCATATAGTAAATAAATATAAAAAGGTGCGAGGAGTATTGTCGATGAATTATAAAATCGGGGACTTAATGGGACAAGGTAAATTCGGCGCCGTGTATTCAGGCGAATCGTCGACTGGCGAATGCGTTGCGATTAAAATGGAACCCGCATCGAAACATAATGGATTAAAACGTGAAACTGCAATTTTAAATTATTTATATCATGCGGGGTGCCGATGCATTCCATATATATATTGGTTTGGCGTTTATAATCAGTCGCCGTGTTTAGTTATGACGTGTTATGAATGTTCACTGTATGAACTGGGACGTGTTTCCGAAAATTCGGCTAAATCTATTTTAAAACAAATGAATACGATTTTAGATTGTATTCATTCACATTCCGTTATACATCGTGATATTAAACCACATAATTTTATGATTAAAAATAAAGAATTGTTTATTATCGATTTCGGACTTGCTGTATTTGAACCTACGGAAAATACGACGCATATTATTGGCACGCCGAGTTATGTGAGCGTTAATATTCATCAAGGCAAACCCGCAACGCAGGCGGATGACCGTTTATCTTTACAATATATTTATATGTATTTGACGGAAGGATTGGATTGGACGAAAGATGCGCCGAAATATACTAACAACTTGTATGAATTAACTCATATATTGCATCCAAATAATCAATATATTTATAAGATGAAATTAGACCTAAATTAGTTCTTCTTCTTCTTATTCTTATCTGGCATGCCCTCTTGCAACGGTTCCTGCGACGGTTCCTGTGACGGTTCCTTTTTTTTTTCTTCTTCAGGCGCGCCTCCTGTTAGTCCCTCAATACGGATTGGCATAGACGACGGTCTATTTATAATTAACATTGGAACATTACTTAACGCGAGCGCAATCAATAATACCATTACTAAAAAAATAACAGAAGACATTTTATATCCTGACATCTTGTAACTTGACATTTTCATTGAACTTCCTAAACCCTTCATTATATTTTATAACAATATAAAAACATTTTCAAAAAGACTATAATGAGATATACTGGAATTGTAAAGTGGTTTAATACTAAATCTGGATTTGGCTTTATTACCGTATGCGACGAAGGCGACCAAGTTGGCAAAGAAATATTTGTTCATCATTCATCGCTACCTGGAACGCACTATATGTATTTAATTAAAGGTGAATATATTGAATTTGACCTTGTCAAGTCTGCAAATGATAAACACGAATTTATTGCGCAAAATGTAACTGGTATAAAAGGCGGCATTATTATGTGCGAAACTCGGCGTTTAGATTCCAACCCAAGTGTCCAACGCGAACCAAGTGTCCGTGAACCAAGTGTCCAATCTACCGACGGGTTTACTAAAGTTGAAAAACGAAGAAGATAATTGAAAATAATATAAACGTAATATTTATATTATTGGAATGGGGAAAAAACCACGACGTAAAACAAATGACACGCACGAAATAGAAGATGAAGCGATGGAAGTAGCAGAAGAAGAAGTAGCAGAAGTAGCAGAAGTAGCAACAATAGCAGAAGTTAAAGTAGCAGAAGTTAAAGAAATTAAAGAAGTTAAAGATGAAGCGATGGAAGCAGAAGTTAAAGAAATTAAAGAAGAAGTTGAAGTAGCAACAGTAGCAGAAGTTAAAGAAGTAGCAGAAGTAGCAACAGTAGCAGAAGTAGCAGAAGTAGCAGAAGTAGCAGAAGTTAAAGAAATTAAAGAAGTTAAAGAAATTAAAGAAGAAGTTGAAGAAGTTAAAGAAGTTAAAGAAGTTGAAGAAGTAGCAGAAGAAGAAGTAGCAGAAGAAGAAATTAAAGAAGTTGAAGAAGTAGAGGTTAAGGAATCCGTCGCTCCAGTCCTTCGCTTAATTCTGCCAGAAGCGGTGACTCCCGTCATTCGTGTAATACCGAAAGCAACAAAATCGTGTTGTATATGTTGAATATAATATAACTAAAAAATGATATAAATATATTATTCAAATACTATAATTATGTCATTGGCGCTTGAAAATGAGGTTATACCAGAATCCGCAAAAGTGTCAAATGCAAAAATACCGCCAAATATTTTAAAGTTAACCGAACGTATTGATATAATTAAAGCGGAACTCGCGAATCAAAAACGATCTATGGATTTAGTGAATGTTGAAATTAAAACTTTAGACAAATTATTATCTAAATTTCTAAAGAAACACATTAAATCAATGAATGTTAACAAAAAACCAAGAAAACCGTGTGGATTTGCGTTGCCGACCAAAGTCACCGACGAATTATGTGAATTTATGGATAAAGCAAAAAACACATTAATATCGCGTACAGAAGTGACCAAGTTCTTGATGTTATATATTTCGCAAAATAATTTGCAGAATCCAGCAAATCGAAAGATTATTATACCCAATGATTCACTATGGCGGTTGCTTGGCGAAGAAGCCCGACCGAATGAAATCACACATTTCACCATACAAAAATATATTAACAAACACTTTATTAAAGTTTGATATAAATTAAATATATCAATTATGTATGACATCGCGACAAGATAAAGCGAGGCTAAATAGAATAGCGGTCGCTTTGCGTGCTCAAGTTGCAAAAGCACACGAAACTAACAATTTTTCAACCTTAACAGATGCCAATATAAACAAATTGACCAATGGAATTTCGGCTGCATTCAACGAGTCATTCCGCAACGGCAACGGAAAACAAAGCAGAAAACAAAGCAGAAAACAAAGTATAAAACAAAGTATAAAACAAAGTAGAAAGAGACAAAAGCGACGTAGTAAAAGACGTTAGTATGCCTTAATAGTATCAATAATTTCCGCGGGATAATTCATTTCTTCTAGGATTTTAATTGCGCCGTGCACTTTGGACACGCCCTTTTTAATTTTATAAGTATATGTGAGTTTATCGTTGTTTAAATCCACATCCATTTTGTAATTCTGGATGCGTGCATTATTTTTCAGTTTCGAACACATTGAAACATAATGCGTTGTTAATATAAAATCAACATCTTTATATTTCGTCAAATAAATCAAGAATGCATATGCCGATTTCGTTGCTTCAATCGGATTTGTTCCTGAATATAATTCGTCAAAGATGCAGAAATGTCGCGCATCCGACTGGGTTCCTATAATGTCTATGATTTCTTTGCAACGTCGCGATTCGGCTTGAAATAAACTATCGCGACCAGACGTATCGGGTATATTCAAATACGAATGTATATAATCATATGGATTTAAAGAACACGCTTTATAAAAGCCACATCCAAATTGTTGTGTAAATATAATATTAATCGTCGTCGTCTTTAACAATGTGGTTTTTCCCGATGCATTTGGTCCCGTAATCACCATATTTTTATTGAAATTACAATGGTTCGTCACTGGCACTTCATTCGCAGGATAATATTGGCCACGTATATCGCAATTTGACCCGTCGAATGTTGCGGCGGGTAGTTTAAGCGCGTTAATACTCAACATATTATTAATATAACCCTCGAATCCGATGGCATACCGCATACTCTTTGTATATTCCACATTTGAATAAAATATATATAAACATTTCAATAAATACCCGAGTTCCATCATTTTGGATATATTATGTGCAAAGGGTCGTAGTTTATCGAGTTGTGTCCCGAATTCTTTGAGAACCGCGATATGTGTCGCCGTTTCTTTGCAAAACGCGGAATAGGTTGCTCGGTCTTTATTTATATCACAAAATACATCCATACTATCAATCGAATACTCCAAGAATTCACGCATTTCACACAATTGACGATTTACTTTTTGTATATTTTTATAAAACCGTAAACACGCAATAATATTCTGATATATTTGCATCACATATAATCCAATCGATACTAAAACATAACTCAATTTTTCCATCGTTATGGATTGCAAATTATTCAACATCTTCCCGATTACGTGGTTTTTCGCAATGTTTTTGAGTGTATTGAAATAAACGCCGAGCGTGATGGGAACGCCCTGCAGTTTTAATATAATAAATGGACATATAAAGAACAATAATGGTAGTATTAAACTGAGTAGCGGTGAACTCAAATTCATTACCGACAGGGTTTGCAGAAACGGCTCGGATTCGTTGAATTGTTTAATGCAGTCCCACTCAATATACGAATATTTTTCATAGAAATCCTCGTCGTTCTTAATGCTATTCCACGTTTTCATAATCGATTCGCAATCTGGCGGCGTCGTCCTTAATCGCGATTCATATATTACCATATCTTTAACTACTTCTTGCGAATCTTTCAAAAATGCGATGTCGGTTGTATATTGTTTCCTCCATTCGGCCACCATATTTTGCGCAAATACGTGTTTCGGCTGTAATATGAAAGAATACATATGCGTCAATTCTAAATCAGTGGCGACCGTTTCAGATAACGGAAATACTTTATCTAAATAAGTAATCGGCAATTTAAAAGGGGCGTGCAACTCGCCAATGTGTTTCGGTGGTTTAGTATGTAAAAACCATTCGGATTTACAAAAATATTCCATATAATATTCAAATCTATTTTTTTGAATATTATAAACGCTTAAAACTTGAAATTCGCAGGCAATTCTTTAATCGTCGACTTGTAATGTTCTTCAATTGTCTTCAGCGTATATATGTCTTGTCGCGTAATAAAATTAATCGCCACGCCTTTGCGTCCCCATCGTCCTGACCTGCCAATTCGATGCAGATAATTATGTACACACCGCGGCAAATCGAAATTAATAACCGTATTGACTTGCTGCACATCCATACCGCGCGCCGTCAAATCCGACGAAATCAAAACACGGCTATTTCCCGTCCTGAAACTCTGCATAATCCGTTTGCGTTGTTCTGACGGCATATTACTATGAATACACGACACCGAAAACCCGTCGGCTTCCATCGCCCTCGTCAAATCGTCCACTCGTTTCACGCTATTCGCATAAACAATACTCTGCGATACCGACAAATTCTCATATAAATGCTTCAACATATCGTATTTAGTATCATCATTCGACAACGACACATAAAACTGCTGAATACATTCCAAATTCAAATCTTCGGACTTCACCTTAATTGTAATCGGCGATTGCATAAATTTCGACGTCATCTGCATCGTTTCCGTCGGCAAAGTCGCACTGAAAATAGCAACTTGCACCTCGTCTGGCAAATATTGATATATATTATAAATCTGTTCTTTGAATCCCGATGACAACATTTCGTCTGCCTCATCCAACACAAACATTTTTATGTGTTGCAAAGATAAATACTGTCGGTTCAATAAATCAAAGACTCGCCCTGTGCATCCAACTATAATATGCGGGGGATGTTCGCGAATTGACCTCGCATCTTCAGCGACGGGCGTGCCTCCAATCAGCGTTTTGACCACGAGATTATCATACATTATCCCGATTGCTTTTATCACCGTCGCAATTTGACACGCCAATTCGTGCGTTGGCGCCAAAATGAGGGCTTGAGATTGATTAACATCAATGTCAATCCGATGCAAAATACTCGTGGCAAATGCGCCCGTCTTTCCGCTTCCACTCTGGGCTTGTCCAATCACGTCCTTGCCTTCCATTAACGCAGGAATCGCCATTTTTTGAATCGCACTCGGCTTTTCAAACCCATATGCATATATACCACGGAGCAAGTCCGTTTTCAAATCGAAGTCGTCCCAGTTTTCAAATGATTTCTCTTCCATAATCATATAGATGTCTTTATTTGTTTAACTCGATTATATAATATATATATAAAATAATATAAAAATCTTTGTATTACATAATACACCCATGCAGTATACAATCACCGACTTTAATAATATTATGTTTGAAGGCGGCGATTTTACGTTGTCGGTTGCCACATTAGACGTCATCGCGTTTATACAAAAATCAGTGGGGTGTACATCCGAATCACGCCCAAAGCGAAAAGAAGACGATTGGGGGCGATTCAAAGTCAAACCCGATGTTGTGATTGAAGTTAATATACCTAATCAAATACGCATATCTTTAAATAAATTGTCAAAGAATACATATAATGTGCAACGCAATGATATTATGCAACAAATGAATGCATTACCCGCCGAACAGTATACC